ATGCACGGATTGCGGTGCTGAATCATTTCACAGCGTTAGGCACACCCCATACTCAAATTATGTCTTAAATTTGCTGGGGTTGGGGTAAGTCTGCTCTTTGGCTGATTTGTGCAACAAAGCCATTTCCTTGTACTAATGCGAACCGACTGCTGATCAGCGGAACATATCAGGTGGCTTGATGGCTGATTGAGTTCAAGTCTCTTTAAGGAAATGGAATAAACTGAGTGTATGGAGGTATGCCCAGTTTAGACATGGGTTTATCCGTCGACGCGATATTCATGCTGTCTTAAGACATTGGTTTGCGGACAGTTCTGTTTGTGGTGTTCTAACTAGTGCTGCGTGATTGCAGAGTGAAACATGAGCCTGGCGTGAGCGCGTTGGGCTTTTGTGTGGCTGAACGTCGATGTGGCTGATGGGTTAAAAGCCAGCATGCGGCTGCCATGATCGGTGATGGATTTTTTGCGCTGAGATGCAAAAAGTGCTTGAGGCCGGCCACAGGCTGTGAAAATATGCCAGTATTGAAGAATGAAACATGAAGCCCAGCGTGAAAACGTTGGGCTTTTTTTGTGGCTGGGTGTCGCATGGAGATGATGGGTTGAAAGCCAGCATACGGCGGAAATGGTCGTTGAAAGATTTTTTGCGATGAGATGCAAAAAGTGCTTGAGGCCGGCCACAGGCTGTGAAAATATGCCAGTATTGAAGAATGAAACATGAAGCCTAGCGTGAAAGCGTTGGGCTTTTTTTGTGCCTCGGCGTCGGGTGCGGGTGATGGATTGAAACCCATCCACGGTGCAGTGACTCAGCAGATGTATTCATGACAGAGAGATTAGCCGCCCTTTGAGGCGGTTTTTTTATGACTAGAGGATTTGATGAGAGAGCAGCTATGACCGATTTGATTGCACTCGATGATTCGATGCGGGCAAAGGATGCGGACGGCCATCTGCGGGTGGCGATGAGCCATATCTCGAAGGCCACGGTCAACCCTTATCTGGGCCGTGAGATTCCGGGCTGGCAGGCGCTGGGCTTGAAAGCCGACAAGGTCTATCAGCTCTTACGAGATCCGAAGGAGCTGGCCCGCGCGGCACCGACTTTCGCTGGTAAACCGATCCTGATCAAACATACGCCTGTCTCCGCCAAAGATCCGCAGAAAGATCTGACGGTCGGTGCGATTGGCTCGGATGTGGTATTTAACGCGCCGTATCTGGATGCTGATTTGATGATCTGGGATGCGCCTGCGATTGCGCTGATCGAGAGCGGTAAACAGGAGCAACTGTCCTGCGGCTATCGCTACCGCCCGGATATGACAGCGGGGGTGTATGAGGGTGTGCCCTATGACGGGGTGATGCGCGATATCCAAGGTAACCATGTGGCACTCGTCGAGGTTGGTCGGGCGGGTGCTGATGTGATTGTTCACGACCATGATCCATTTCATCATGAGGATAAACCCATGAAACAACGCAAGTTAGGGCTGATCGCAGCCAAGGTTGAGTTGCGTCGGTCGCTTGCGAGCGTCGTCTCGGAGGCCAAGCGTAATGCCATTCTGGCACAGATGATGGCGCTCGATGCGGCAATCGACGACTCCGATGAGGATGACGATGAGCCGTTGACGCCAAGCGAAAAACAGGCTGCTGAAGAGGATGCGGAACTGCAGGCGGAGGAGGAAGAGGCTATCGAGGCGGAAGCCAAAGCGGCTCGGTCTAAAGCTGCAAGGTCCAAGCAGACACGCGCTGCCAAGAGCCGAAAGAGTAAGTCAGGTCTGAAAGCCAATGCCGTCGCAACCGACGATGATGAGGACGAGGATAGCGATCCGGCGATGGATGCGGTGCTGATAGATGTACAGACGATTGCCAAAGATGAGGTGTCCAAGGCGATCATGGCCAATGATGCGCTGCATGCGGCACGCCGTGCGGTGGAGCCGGTGGTCGGTGTGGTGGGTCTGGGCAGTGCCGAGGCGGTCTATCGCTTTGCGCTGGATCAGATGGGCATGGATACCCATGGGGTACATGCGTCGGCGCTGCCGACGATTTTTAATCTGGCGAATACGTCGTCCAGTCGTTTTGCTCACGATGCTGCTTGGACGGGCGCCGAACAGGCGTTCAGTGCGGATGTGGGCCTCGATCGTTTCAAATAAGGGGATTTGATCATGACGTTACAAACACAAGTAGGGAATTATCTGTCTCCTGCGGTCGAAGGCGATCTGGCGTCGGCCAATCCGCAGGCGACTGTGCTGGCGGATGAGGGGACTTTTGTCGCGGGTGCAGGCGGGGTGACGGTGGCGCGCTTTGCCTGGGCGGATGGCAGTGGTCTGGTGACCAATGCCGGTAGTGGCGTGCCGACGGGCTTTGTCCGCCGTGATGCGTCGGCGGTGATCACGGCGTGGCTGGGTGAGTCGAGTGCGGTGATCCCGCAGGGCTATCCGGTGACGTTGATGGCGGCGGGGGATTATTGGGTGCGTACCGGGACCAATGCCTCGGTGGGTCAGAAGGTCTTTGCGTCCACGACCACCGGTCAGGTGCAGACGGCGGCGACGGGCAGCACCGTCGCGGGCTATATCGAAACCAATTTCGTCGTGGTAAGTACGGCTAATGCGGGTGAACTCATCAAAATGTCGACATGGGGAGCATAAGCCATGAGCGTTAAACATCAATTCGAGCTGATGAAGCAAAAAGCGGGTGTGCATTTCCCGGCAGGCTACCAGATGACCATGGATGCGCAGCCGGCGCTGGTGACGACGGTGAACGGTGGTATTCCGGCCTATATGTCGCAGTATTTCGATCCGACCACGATTGAGGTGCTGTTTGCGCCGATGAAGGCGGCCGAGATCGTCGGGATCGAGAAAAAGATGGGCGACTGGACCACCAAGTCGATGATGTTCCCGTTTGTGGAGCATAGCGGTCAGGTGTCGAGCTATGGCGACTACAACACCAATGGTTCGACCAGTGCCAATGTGAACTTTCCGCAGCGGCAGAGCTACCACTACCAGACCATTACCCAGTGGGGTGATCTGGAGGCTGACCTGTATGGCGATGCGCGTCTGGCATGGACGGCGGAGCTGAATCAGGCGTCGATCCTGACGCTGAATAAGTTTCAGAACAAGTCGTATTTCTACGGCATCGCGGGTCTGGAGAACTATGGTCTGCTGAATGATCCGAGCCTGTCTGCACCGATTACCCCGGCTGCGCAGTGGTCGCTGCCGACCACGGACAGTATCGGCATCTATAACGATGTGCTGGCGTTGTTCAAACAACTGCAGTCGCAGGCGGATGGTCTGGTCGAGATGACTGACAGCATGACGCTGGCGCTGTCGCCCAAGTCGATGGTGGAACTGGGCAAGACCAACCAGTACAACGTGCAGGTACGCGAGGTGCTGAAGCAGAATTTCCCGAATCTGCGGGTGGTGTCGGCACCGGAATACTCAACAGCAGCCGGTGAGCTGGTGCAGCTGATCATCGATAAGATCAATGGTCAGCCGACTGCGGTGTGTGGCTTTACCGAGAAGCTGCGTGCGCATCCGATCATTCGTGAGATCTCCAGCTTTAAGCAGAAGAAATCGCAAGGGACCTTCGGGACTATCATCTATCGTCCGTTTGCCATCGCGCAAATGCTGGGAGTGTAAGGTATGGCTACAGTAACAGTCGGCTGCAAACTGCCGCATGGCTTGGTGGCGCGTGTGGATAACAAGAGCGTGGTCTTTAACGGTCTTAACACGGGCAGCGTGATTGGCAGCTATGGTTTGACGCCGGATGTGGATGAGGCGTTCTGGACGGAGTGGCTGAAGCGCAATGCGGGTGCGGCTTTTGTGAAGCAGGGTTTTGTCTTTGCTCAAGCCAAACCGGTCGATGCAGCAGCGCAGGCACAGGCCAATCCGTCGCCTGCGACCGGCCTTGAGCCGCTGAAGCAGACGGGGGATGCGCGGGTAGGGGCCAGTGGTCCGATGCCGGTCACTGAGGCCAAAGTCTGATCTTTGGTCTCAGCGATGGCTTGATTCTTTCCTAAAGTCTAAAGGTGAAACATGAGTACGGTGACCTTTGATCAGGCCACATTCCTGACGCGGTATCCGGAGTTTGGGAACGTGGCGACGGCGCTGCTGTCGGCGTACTTCGTCGAGGCGACGCTGGTGCTGGACCCGACCGATGCGTCAATGGTCGTGGATCCAAATCAGCGAGCGCTACTCCTGAACCTGCTCACGGCGCATATCGCGTCGCTTGAGCAGGGCACCGGCAATGGTCCGTCAGGGTTGGTTGGTCGCGTAACCCATGCGACGCAGGGCAGTACCTCGGTCGCTGCCGACTACGGCAAGATCACGCAGGCCGAGTCGTGGTATGTGCAGACGCCCTATGGCGCAAAATACTGGGCCTTAACCAGCCCGTATCGCACGCTGCGCTATGTGCTGGGGCGTTAAGCCTCAACGGTTTTGCTTGTGCAATATTTTCATTGGGATGATCAATATGAACCTGCACGGTATCGTACGCGGGGCAATCCGTCACGTCACGCCGGATCTGTGTGCCCAGCTTTATCCCTATGAGGGGGCAACTCAGGGCACTGATGGCAAACGCCATGCGGTGTATTCAGGGCCGATTTTGGTGATGGTTCAGGTGCAGTCGATGGGCAATGAGCTGCACCAGCAGCTCGGCCTGAACCTCGATCAGATCTCGCGTGCGGTCTATCTGCAGGGGAACTGGCATGGGGTGATCCGTGCGGATCAACAGGGTGGGGATCGGATGACATTCAGTGTGCCGGGAATACGGGGCAATCAGTGGCAGATCGTGCGTGTCCTTGAGTCATGGCCTGACTGGACGAAGGTGGCGGTATGTCTGCAACGCTCTTGAATACACAGGTCGATGTCTTTACGGCGCTGGTGGGATTTTTAAAAGGTGTCTATCCACAGGCAGCCGTCGTGCGGGCGCTGGACAACAATGTACCGATGCCACGGGAGAACGTCATCGTGCTGACGCCACTGTCCGCAAAGCGTCTTTCGACCAATGTCACGACTTACGATGCGGATACGGGGCTGGTGACGCTGCGCATGCCGAGTGAGTATACGATTCAAGTGGACTGCTATGGTGACACCGCCAATGACACGGCGACCATGCTTGCTGTGCTATGGCGTGATGGGGTGGCGGTGGCGCAGTTCCCGGACGGGATCACGCCGCTGTACGCTGCCGATGCCCGTCAGATGCCGTTTCAGAATGATGAGCGGCAGTATGAGGAGCGCTGGATGGTTGAGATCACGCTACAGTACAACGCGCAGGTGACGCTGCCGTATGAGTCGGCGATCAGTCTAGATGTACCGGTGTTTAAGGCGGTGAGGTGATGATTTGACACTCGATCCTTTAATCATAGATGTGGTGTAAACATGAGCAAAATATTCGCATCACAGTTGGTGCAGGTGAATCCAGATTGTATACCGGTGTTGGGGCGGACTTATCCGACTTCCGCACCGACCCCGCCGCCGCTATGCACACCTGATATGTGGAATTGGACTTCTTTTGTCTCAGGTGAGACGACTGGCTGGCACTTTCAGTCTCATTTTTCGGTGAAGTTTGCGCTGAACGGTGGTTCGCCAATCATCGCTAATTATGATGGTTCAAGCGCATCAAGTTGCACTGAGGCGAGTCAAGGCATTTTGCAAGCAATCAATACGGCAGCGCATGAGCAGATTGTCGCGCTTTCGCCGTCCGGATGGACTGTTCCGGATCTGATCGGCTCAGGTGGTTGGATATTATTTGAGAATAACGACCAGACAGACACAGATCTGTATTGGGGATTGAGTGGCAATACTGGGACTGGGTTTCTTGCTGTATTTATACCCATAAATCTGACGCTAATTCCACAAGGTGGGCTGAGCGGCAGTGTGGATTTTGCGACGATGGTTGGCGTTACATCACCGACGACTTATCACAGTTGTGGCTACTATGGCGTCGATTGAGAATTCAAAACTTAACAACCACCTTCGGGTGGTTTTTTCATGCCCGGACGGGCGCAACTCAAGAAGGTAATTTATGAACACAATCCCAGCCAACCAGCTTGTGAGTGTGCAGCCCGGTGTCGTGGGTACCGGTGGCGCGCCATTGGCCTTGAATGCGGTATTTCTAACCCAGAACACGGCGGTGCCGATCGGGCAACTGCTGCCGTTTGGCACGCAGGCGGCGGTCAATGCGTACTTCGGAGCCACTTCCATCGAGGCCACCACGGCTGCGGTCTACTTTGCGGGCTTTGATAACAGCAACATTAAGCCGACCAATCTGTACTTTTACCAGTACGCCACCAGTCCGGTGAGCGCGTATATCGTCGGCGGTAATGTCAAAGGCGTGACGCTCTCGCAGATTACGGCGATCACTGCGGGTTCTCTGTCGGTGACCATCGATGGCGTGGTGCAGTCGTCGACCAGTATTAATCTGTCGACCGCGACAAGCTTGAGTCAGGTAGCCTCGATCATCGGGACGGCGATCTCGGCAGTGGTGAGCTATAACAGCCAGATCGGTGCATTCCAGATTACTTCCGGTACGACCGGTACGACGTCAACCATCACCGATGCGACGGGTAATGTGGCGGATCTGCTACTGCTCAATGTCGCTCACGGGGCATTGCTGTCACAGGGCGCGGTCGCAACGGATCCGGCGACGGCGATGGATCAGGTCAATGGCATTACCCAGAACTGGGCGACCTTCATGACGCTGTGGGAGCCGGATCTGGATACCAAGCTGGCGTTTGCGCAGTGGACCAATAGTCAGAGCGAGCGCTTCGTGTATGTGGCGTGGGATAGTGATGCCAATGCGGCACTGGCTGCGCCTGAGCAGGCGCCATTTGCGGTGGTGTGTAATCAGAACGCGTACAACGGCACGATTCCGGTGTATCTCGATATCAATGTCGCGGCGTTCGTCTGTGGTACGGCGGCGAGTATTGATTTTACGCAGTTGAATGGTCGCATCACGTTTGCATTCAAGGGTCAGGCGGGTCTGTCGCCTACCGTGACCGATGCGCAGACGGCATCCAATCTGATTGCCAATGGCTATAACTTTTACGGCGCGTATGCGACGGCGACCCAGCAGTTCAATCTGTTTCAGCCGGGTCAGATCACGGGCAAGTGGTATTGGGCGGATAGCTTTATCAATCAGATTTTCTTCAATGCGCAGAATCAGCAGGCGCTGATGAATTTGCTGAGCAATATGAAGTCGATTCCGTATAACGCGGATGGTTATGCGTTACTGCGTGCGGCACTGCAAGACCCGATCAATCAGATGCTGAACTTTGGGGCGATCCGTAGCGGCGTACCGTTATCAAATGTGCAGGCGGCCGAGATTAATACGGCGGCGGGCCTGCCGGTGGATCAGGTGCTGAATACGTTTGGCTATTATTTACAGATTCTGCCGGCTTCGGTGCAAACGCGCGGTCAGCGATCAAGCCCGCCCATGACGCTGTGGTACATGGATGGTGAGAGCATCCAGAAACTGAATCTGGCTTCGATTGACGTGATGTAAGGGGATCTTTGATGTCTACAATTACCAGTGCGAATAGCACGTTTTACCTGAGTGTGCGTGATCTGTTTCCGATTGCGCAGAAGATGCAGGGCTATGCGGCGGATGATGCCTTTACCCTTGCCAAGACCGATATGGCAGAGACGCAGATGGGGGTCGATGGTCGGATGTCGGCGGGCTGGGTGCCGGCGATCAAGCAGTTGACTTTCCGTCTGCAGGCCGATAGTCCGTCGGTGGATGTGATGGATGCACTGATCGCGGCGCAGGATATTGCGCGTGAGGTGTATTTCCTGGATGCGGTGATCACGCTGCCGGCGACGGGTAAGATTTATACGCTGACTAAGGGTGTGCTGAAGAGTGCGCATGCGATGCCGGATGCCAAGAAGGTGCTGGGTCCGCAGGAGTATGAGCTGCACTTCGAGCAGATTACGGCTGTGCCGGTTTAATTTTGCTTTCACTCTGCACGTCATGAGGGGTAAGCAGTGATGAAAATTTATTCGCTACGCTCCTTAGATGGGGCGTAGCTGAATCAAATAGGAATTTATTCCGTCTAACTTGATGAATTCTATTTTGCCATCCTTGTTGTCAATGAGGGGGCAGACAGATAGACCCCAGATGCAACCTGCGTACTGGGGTTTTTGTTTTAACCCCATGCCACATGAGGAGTTAAGACGCATGAAAGAGTTTATCAAGGTCATTCTTGAGGTGCTTAAGATGTTATCGACGATTCAAAGTTGGCGATTTCTTGTATTGCTGATTTGCATGATTATCGGCGTGTTTGCTTGGCATGTACCTGAGCTTATTCAAGCCATTAAACATTAAGACATAAGGAACTGACTGTGGCACGTAAAACGTTAACTTATACCGTCTCCGACGAGGGTCGCGATCAGGGCAAGCAGTTTCTGATTACAGAAATGGCGGCGTCTAAAGGCGAGTCTTGGGCGGTGGATGCTCTGTCGGCGATTTTTCAGGGTGATCCGACGATTCCGCCGGATTTTATCGGTTCGGGGATGGCGGGGATTGCGCGACTGGGTGCGGATATGATTTTTAAGGCACCCGCTGTGCTGATCAAGCCGCTGCTTGCGGAGCTGATGGGCTGTGTGAAATGCATGCCCGATCCGAGCAATCCGCAAGTGACACGTCCGCTCGTTGAGAGTGATATTGAGGAGATCAAGACGCGTTTTCTCTTGATGAAGGAGGTGTTTGCGCTGCATATCGGTTTTTTTGCCGGTGGCGTGACATCGACTTCGGCTACATCAAGTCCAGCAGCCAAAGTCACGCCTTGATCCCGTACCACAATGTGCCTGCCTCTATTGCGACATTGATTTCCGCCGGTCTTGCAACTTTGCATGAACTCGATACGGTCTATGGAACCGAGGATCTGTGGATGATGCTCGAGGTCAATGCGGTGGATGCGCATAACAAGTATCTGATGAGTAAACACAATGGCTAATATCCTGGATGCATTTTTGAGTGCTGATGCTGGGGGTACTCCTACCCAGGGGGCACGGACTAAAGGTAAGGGGACTCGGCCTAAGAGCAAGGGGGCACGGCCTCAGAGCAGTCCGGCTAAGGCCGCACGCGCCCGTCGGTCGCAAAATCAGCGGCTGGTCCACGGGCTGACATCGCTGATTGATGAGCATCAAGATCTCATCAGCGATGGCCTGCAGGGAATGGCGGATGCAATGGGTTTAAATCCGGATGCGGATGATACGAGCACAGGGGGTGCCGGTGATCAGGGCTTTCTACAGGGTGTGGCATCGGTTGTGGGGGCGGTGAAGAGCGTTAAGGACTTCACGCAGTCTGTGATCCTGTCGCACTCAGGTCTAGGCGGTCAGGCGACTTTGCTCAGCATGGGTCGTCATGGTCTGGCGGCGTGGGACCATGTTTTGTCGTCGGTGCCGGGAGGCTCGCATGCGGACTTTCTCGCAGGTGTCATGCACATCGAGCAGTCGATTGCCCAGTCGAAGCTCGGCATTGGTGGTCAGGGGGTGATGAAGGCGTTGGCTCGGGCGGGTATCCGTGACCCGAAGTATACGGCGACAACCCTGCCGGGACAGATGACGCTGTCCCGGCAGTTATCTCGTTTGTCTAAAACACGCGGCGCGAAGGCTGCGGCATCGCTCGGCAATCAGTTGGGCTTGTCTGATCAGCTGATGGGCATGTATCTCAAAGGTCCTGACTTTATTCAGGCGCAGTATGCCAAGGCTTTGGATGCGGGAATGACTCCGCGTGGCGAGTCGGCTGCTGGAGATGATGCGGCTGATACCTCGATGTCTGCCTTTCTGTCGCTGATGGATAAGGCGACCGGTGATATGAATAATCTGATCGAGCTGAATGAGGCGGTGCATCAAGTGGTGTCGCTGTTTGGTGTACTCGGGACGAATGTCGCTGAGACCGTTGGCTCGCTCTCGGTACTGGGCAATGCGCTACGCGATGCCGGTGGTGTGGCTGGCAAGGCTATCGAGATGCTGGCTGGCGGCAAAGCCGCTGAAGGCGCTGCAGCCGGTGTGGCAGGCCGGGTCGCTCAAGGTGCCGCAACAGAAGGTGTCGTAGCAGAAGGCATGCTTGGTGCCGCCATGGGGCGCTTGGGCTTACTGGGTGCGCTGGGTGCTGCTAATCTTTATCTGTGGCAGCATCCGGAAGTCGGCGCAAAGGTCGGGGAGTATTTGTTTAATGCGACTCATCCTGAGTTAAATCCGACGCCTGTCGTGCCGCCCGAGACGCAGCTTAATCATGTGGCGGTTGGCAAGGATAAAAACGCCAAGATCAGGCAGGCTTATGCGACCTTTATGCAGGCGGGCTTTAGCAAAGACCAATCGACAGGCATCATCGCTAATCTGCTGGCGGAGAGTCAGCTCGATGAGCATGCGGTGGGTGATAAAGGCGTAGCGCATGGCATCGCACAATGGCATCCAGATCGTGAGGTGGCGTTTAAACGTCTGTTTGGTCATGGTCTCAAGACGGCGACTTATGATGAGCAATTGAAGTTTGTCGTCTATGAGCTGACACAGGGGCAGTTTAAGCAGGTTGGCGCGCGGCTGAAACAAACCCAAGGCGGTATCCCTTCCAGTGATCTGGTCACGGGGGGCTTTGAAATCCCCAGCCGCGACAACCGCGCACATGACCTCTTGATCCGCCGAGGCGTCGCCCATGATCTGCAGATGGGCCACTATGTCGGTGCTGATAAGGGTAAAGCCGCGCAGACTGCGCCAGCGCCGACCAACACCAGCAGTAGCGAAAGTCATATCCATAATGTGACGATTCAGGCCCCAAGCCGGGAGGGTCATGAAATTGCCCGTAGCTTCACGCGCGAGATGCAGAATCAGGGCGTGATGATCGCGGGTGAGCATTATGTCAGTTGATGCGGCTCATCGGATGAATCGGCGTCTCGCGATTATTCATGAGCGTCGCTGACTGTGAGACAAACGCTGACTGATCGTTAATCGCTGAGTGCGACCCGTTGATAGAGATGATTTGAGATGGCTAATATCAATTTTCCCAATGTGCCTGACCTGCCCGGTGTGCCGCCATTGGCACGTGATCCAGCATTACCGGTGGATAAGGGGGGATCCGATATCACCGATCAATTGCTGAGTGATCAGCCGACCGATGTGTTGGCACCCAATGTGGACTTTGGTCCGCAGTGGGGCATTCTCAATGATCAGGGGATCTTTGCACTGGTGCCGGACTCGATCGTGGCGGTCGAGGTGAAGTCGGATCGTGACATCGCCACCTATCCGATCGAGCAGGGAGCTTTTACCAGCTACAACAAAGTCGCCAAGCCCATGGAAATCCGTGTGACCATGACCTGCGGTGGCAAGCTGAATATGGATCGCGGGATTTTTCTCGATGTGCTGGAGCTGCTGCGCGACTCACTTGAGCTGTATTCGGTGGTGACGGTTGATAAGACTTATCCCAGTATGAATATGACGCACTTCAACTATCGGCGTGAGTCCAGTAAGGGCGTTTCGCTGCTGACGGTGGAGGCGGCGTTTAAAGAAGTGCGGGTCACGGCGTCCGCCAGCTATACCAAGACGGCACAGCCGCAAGGTCAGGCACAGGTGAATCAGGGCCAGACCAATGCGGTCGCCGCTACACCATCACAAGTCCAGCAAGCGGGAGGGAGCACCTGATGCAAGTGATACCGCTATCGCCTGATGCCAATCAGACTTTCAAGGTGCAGCTCGATGGGCAAAACTGCCAGATCAATCTGTACCAGCTGGCTACTGGGCTGTATGCCGATGTGCTCTTAAATAGTAATCCTTGCGTGACGGGGCGCATCTGCCGCGACCGTGTGGCGTTGCTCTATCCTTATATGGGCGTGACGGGCAATCTGATGTTTGTCGATCAGCAGGGTAGTTGCGACCCGACCTATGATGGTCTGGGATCGCGCTATCTGCTGATGTATCTGGATTGATCCAGTCATTGAGTATTTACAGCGGGCTAGGTTTAAGACGCCATTGAAGGCGGTATATAAGTCTGCGTCTTGTCTTTGGCGCAAGGGACCCAGATTTTTTCCGCCTCACTGGCATCAGGCTTGGTCGGATGACCCCAACACCAGTGTTTCTGATCAATCTGCGCCTCGAGTGCATCGGTCGCGGCACAGTAGGCTTTGCCCTTGGGGGAATCTGGGGCGCTGTCGAGGCAGTGTGAGCGGACGACTTCCACGCGACTGATCAGTGCGGCGACGTCGGCAGGCGGTGGTTCGCTGCTGTCAAAGTTGCTGTTGTGAACGATGGATGTGCCTTCTGCATCGGTGCTGCCCTGCGCGGTCGTGCTGTCTGGCTGAGCCGGTGTGGCTGATGAGGTATCGTTGCTGAGGCTGAATGCCTTCTGTGAGATCTGCAGCATGACTTTGGCGACGTCATCCCCGCTGATGCTGTAGACCACACCGTTTTTGGAGAGGAATGCCGAGAAGTCAGCCATCGTGTCCAGCGTAAGATGCATGGTGCTTTGGGTAGCGATAGACACTTGCAGGCTGGTGCCGCACTGGACCGACTGATGGTCTGGTGGCAGGGTCACGACATGCATGTTGGAGAGTGACACTTGCGGGTTGAGCAGCTTGATGTCGTCGTCGCTCAGGCTGAAGGGGGGGCTTTTCATGCCTTCTTTGATGCGGTCCTGCCAGAGCGAGGTGAGGGTGGTTTTGGTCCCATCGGACCAGCAGGTATTGCTGTCTAGACTGGGCTTAAAGGGATTACTGCAACTGGATAGCGCAATCGGCGCGAGCAATGTGAGTGTCGCGAGGACGAGTTTGTGCATGACGCATTCCCTGCTAGTTGGCGGACTGGCAGAGCTTGCCACAGCCATGATTAAAAAACAAACCTTTAAGGCTGTGGAACATAACAAAATCAGCCGTTTGATGACATGCTGGTTTGGCTTTGGCACTCACTGAGCGGGGTGTGGCGGCGCGCTTTGGTTTTTGAGTTGACGGGTGCATCGACTGAGATCGTTCAGGGCTGCGCGGGATTGGCTGGTGTGGACCGTGAGCTGAAAATTATCCGCTTCAGGAACGAACATGCTGAATGTGCTGTGGTCAGACAGCGCTTGCCAGATAGGAAAACCCACGACGGGTCCACGAGCCTTGAGTCTGCCAAAGTCGCCTGATGGGAAGTGGTCCATGGCATAGAGGGCGTTCATGGTCTTGATGTGTCCATGCCCAAAGTCAAAAACGATTGGCGTCTCGGCGACTTTAAGCTTGGGCAACTGGTCGGAACTGATGACGATGGCCATCTTGCCTTCGGCGTCGGTGTTGAGGACCAGATGATTGTAGTCGCTTGGTAGGCCTGTATGGCTGATGTAGAGCGAGCAACCGGCGACGACGGGTCTCTGTAGCAGGTGCCATTGACCGCTCAAGGTTTGGTCGGCCCATGCTGGGCTTGATAGGGTGAGCAGTGCAGCCAGTAAGACATTATTTTTCATGAAGTGATGATTGATTCGTGGCTGGCTTTGCAGCTTGCCATACCACAGACCAGAAAACAAACCCTCTCGCGTGAGGGTTTTTTCATGACTTAAGGATTCCTCATGAGCTTTAAAGAACGTCAGATCAATTTGATCTTAAAGAAAACCGACGGCTCGGAGAGTATCACCCTACAGGGCTATCGCTCTGAGGCCAATGTCTTTTATCCCAGTGGCATCGGTGCTGCGGCGCTCAATCTTAAGATCTATGGCATGTCACTTAAGGAAATGATGGCTTTTACCTACTTTGGCACCAAGCAAGGCCAGAGCAGTGGTACGACCATCGAACTCTATGCGGGCAATGCTGGCGAGCGACTGGTGCTGCTCTTTGATGGGCCCATCACGCGTGCCTATCCCTGCTTTGAGGCACCCGAAGCCTACCTGATTATCAAGGCCAGCAATCACTATGTCGTCGGTAGCCAAGGCATCGATGCGACGCCGTCGTCCGTACCGAACGGCATGGATGTCGCAGCGCGCATGAAGAACCTTGCGGATCGCATCGGCTATGACTTTGAAAATGTCGCAAACAGCGTGCAGATTCAGCTGCATGATCAATACCTGCATGGCTCGGTGATCGAGCAGATCAAGCAACTGGCCACCGCTGCCGCGATTCCATACACCATCGCCAACAACAAAGTCACGATCTGGGCGAATACCGGTACGAATGATGGCACGGTCATCGAGATCGGACCGGACCGTGGCATGGTGGGCTATCCGACCTTTGGCGATAGTGGCTTGAACATCAAATGCGAGTTTAATCCGAATCTCATCCACGGTCGGCAGATCCAGCTCACGAGCCAACTGACGATTGCGAGCGGTACTTTTACCATCAGTACCGTGCGTCATGAGCTCTCGACTTATACGTCCGACGGATCGTGGTTTACCACGGTACAGACCTCGGCATTTCCGCTTTTGACAGCAAACTAATCGGCAGGGCTTATCGATGCTGAATCAGCAAAATCTCACCAATCAGACGCCCATCTCCGATGTCTCAGATGCAAGCCGCATGCACTATCTGATCAGCGCCATGCTGACGCGGGTGCGCACGGCACAGCCGGTCAAGGTGCTCAGTGTGAGCAATGATGGCGGTGTCGCTACGGTCGGCACGGTGTCGATCCAGCCGCTGGTGAGCCAGATGGACGCCGAGGGCAATACCACGCCGCATGGCACGATCTACAATGTGCCGTACCTGCGCCTGCAGGGCGGCAGCAATGCGGTGATTCTGGACCCCAAGGTCGGTGATACTGGGATCGCAGTGTTCTGCGATCGGGATATCTCGCGGGTGAAGGTCGCCGCCAATAATGCACTCCCCGGTACTGCCATGGCAGCCGGTCCCGGCTCTGCGCGTAAGCATGATATGAGCGATGCGATCTACCTCGGGACGATCATCGGTTCGGCACCGACGACCTATGTGCAGGTCAATGACAGCGGCATTACACACGCTGCGCCTCTGGTCAACGTGACGAAGAATCTGGTGGTGGGCAATGGTGCGACGGGGTCTTTTACGGCGGCATCGGGTCAGATCATCACGGTCAAAGACGGCATTATTATTAATATTTCCTGAGAACTACCATGAATCCACAAGGCGCTGGTCTGATCAATACGGCCTATTATGAGGGGCTGATCGCGCAGGTACAGGCGATAGAGAACTGTGATGCGCTGAATCAGGCGGTGACGACAATCTTTGCGTCGATACAGGCGGAGAAGACAGCCATCGAGCAGCAGATCGCACGCTATCAGCCGCTCTTGGCGTTGCTGACGCCGCCGACCACGCCCAATGCGGTGGTGGGCTGGGTGAGTAATTTTATCTCGCTGTATTTAACGCCGCAGATTCAGCCGTTCTATACCTATACCACGCAGTTGGCGACATTGGTGACAACGATTGAGCATCTGGTGTCGGAGATTGAGGCGGCGGCGGGGCGGATTCCGACGTGTCAGGTGGTGGTGCCGAGTTTGAGTTGAGGAGTGGCGATAAGTTCAATAGTTCGATCATGGTGACGGGCGATAACACTGGTTAAGGCATGAATTGCATACATATACTCATGTGGCGTGCAGCAGAAGAGTCTAAAGCACTCTAATATTGGTTATGAGTCGATATCTAGACAATGAATGGATCACTAAGGATCTGATAAGAAATACTCTTGACTTTGTTACAAATTTACACTTCTTTTTGTTAGGATATCTGAGATAGTCATTGAACAATGCTATTCTAAATTTAAGCTTTTAACTCGTTGCTTTGGTTGGATTTTATGAGTATTACATTTGGAAACCCACCACTGATTGAAATTATCGTTGAGTTCCATTGGGTAGTAAAAAAAGACGATAGCATCCCCATCCCTCAATTTATTACTTCGGCTGAATTTAATAAATACGTTACTAAATTTAGAGAGCTTTTAGGCACTGAAGCTCGTGAAGTAGACCATTTGGTTCCACCAATGTTGCCGATTCTCCAAGTAGGTAACCCTGTTGTGAGATTCAAGAATTTTGGTGATGATGCTAAATTAGATGGTGCGGAAGGCATTATATATCATTTGGGCCCAGGTGTTTTTTCTGTGAATGGGGTTAGTAATTATAAATCTTGGGCTAGCTTCTCTGAACATGTGCAGAAGGGGCTTGATTATTTGCATCAAAGCTTTGGTGAAGATATTAAATATTTATCAAGTTCAAGAATTAGGTATATTAATCTTTTTGGTTCTAGATTTTTGGATGGTAAAGGCTCAGATGATTTTCTGAGGGAACAATTGGGTGTGGATGTTAGATACCCCAATGCGATATTGTCGAGTTTGGCTTCTGAAAAAACTTTGTCATCTTTTGTTAAGATTGATATCCCTTTGGCAGATAAGCGCCAGATGATTGTTTTTTTGGGACCAAGGGATAATGATCCTGAAAAAAATGTGGTTTTGGATTCTACTATTGTAGATCCAAATGATATTGACTTTAGAACTGATCTGGTTATGAGTTCTTTAGCATATCTTAAGGATATTATTCATAATATGTTTGTCGAACTTACAAAATCCTTACATGATCGAATGAAATAAGGGTGGATAGCTATGCAACCATATTTAGTTAATGTCGCGGGAAGAATTTGTGTTGATAATTTATCTTTTTCTACTCAGTATGGTGGTGGAGTGAGTGTATCCAAAATATTTGATGGGTGGTTAGGTAGAAAAGTAAACAATTACTATTGTGATAATAATATGGAAGCATCCCAGACCATTGCTACGCTATTTAATGGTTTTTCTTGTGAGCAGATTTATTTTTTGAATGGAAGTGCTTTTGAGTATGATTATTCAAAGGTACAGAGGAAAAATACTTTTTATTCTGTTGTTGATAAAAAGATGGGTATGGAACTTATTGACTCATTTTCTATGCTAGAGGAAGATTGGGATAGTGAGGGGGCAAGGAAGATTAACGAGATAGTTATTTCTAATGCATTAAAAATATGGAGTCTTATTGCGAAGTATGGTTGCCTTCCTGAAATAAGTCCTATGCCGAATGGGGTTATATCTTTTGACTGGGATACATCGTTAGGTAGCGCTACTATAGAAGTTGGGAAGACTAAGTTTGTTTTTTATGCATATAATTCAAGAGAAACTATTTATACGGATAAAGGCGGAGTGCAAGATCTTTTAGAGAGAGCTGATGCTTTTATTAAAATCATAAAAACTAATTTATACCCTTATAGTTTTTTTGATAAGTATGATGCGGCGAATGATGTAAGCTATTTGGGTGAATTTTCTTTAATGATGTAAGCCGTTTGGGTGAAGTTTATTTTGGGATAATGTTTGGCTAAAAGATGAAGCGATATGTCTAATTGTTTTATTAAGAATGATATACCTGATGTGGAGTTGTTGGTCAGGCTGGCATGCTTTGATAATCAAGTTAATAACAAAAATAATCCAAAAATTGGTATGTTTAAGAGGCCTGATAATAAGGGTATATCATTGATTAGATTGTCGTATGTTGGTGAAGGATTTATTTTTGAGAAAGGCGTAGAGTTGGCTGAAAAGTTAACACAAAGCTCAGGAAAATCCAAGGAGTTTAGAGGATATTTTGTTGTCAGTGCTGAAGCGATTAGGGCTAGTGATGAGTTTGGTGCAGTTGATGTTAAAGACTCTAGAGAGCCGCCACCAGATCATTACTGTGGGCATGCCGACATGATATATTTATTCGATATTCCAGATATGGAAGAGGATGAACCATGTGGTGATAATGATTTTAATATAAGGATAAAGAAAATATCTCAAAACATTTTGAGTAAGATTTTGTTTTTTGAATATGTTAATTAGTCGCAGTAGAGAGCTCTTTTCTTTGTGCCTATATTGTAGGGTGAAAATCTATAACCATAATGTTTATCAAGTATTTGTCAATGCAGGATTGTGGAGTAGCCTTGATTTTACATTATTAAGTTTCTTGAATTTGAGAAACCCGCTTCGGCGGGTTTTTTATTGCCCAAAGGAAATCCCATGACCATCAACCAAACCACGCTTTTACTCGATCAGACCGCTTGGGATCTGGTGCTGGATGCCCAAGGCAATATCGCGCTGGCAGGCGCGCCCTATAGCATCGCACAGGATGTCGCAAGCGCCGTGCGCACCTTCCTCGGTGAGTGCTGGTACGACACATCGCAGGGCCTGCCGTACTTTCAGCAGGTCTTCGGCAAATATCCGCCGCTCAGCTATGTCAAGCAGCTCATTACCCAAGCCGCGCTGTCGGTCCCCAATGTCACGCAGGTCAAAGTGGTCTTTACCAGCCTGAAAAAACGCACCTTATCCGGGCAGATCCAACTGATCGACAGCGACGGACAGCAACTCGGAGTGAAATTCTGATGAGTAACGTACCCAGTATCCTCTGGACCCCGACCGGCCCGCAACTGCCGCAGGAAACCGACATTTTCAACGGTGTGCAGGCGGATCAGAATACGGCATTTGGCGGTAACCTGAACTTGGGTAAATCCACGCCCCAAGGTCAGCTTGCGCAGAGCCTGACCGCGATCATCGGTGACAAGAACAGCCAGATCGCCAATATCGTCAACCAGATCAATCCCGACTATGCCGATGGCGCATTTCAGGATGCCATCGGGCGGATTTATTTCCTGACCCGGCATCCGGCGACCGCGACAACCGTCACGTGTACGTGTACCGGTTTGTCCGGGACTACCATTCCCGATGGTAGTGGACCGCAGGGCGCTGCACGTGTACAAGACGCATCAGGCAATATTTACCTCTGCCAGACCGGTGGCGTGATCCCCGATTCAGGCAAGATAGAACTGCCTTTTGTTAGCCAGAACACTGGTCCGATTCAATGTCTGGCAGGCACAGTGACGACGATCTATCAGGCGATCCCGGGCTGGGATACGGTCACGAATCAAGACGATGGCAAGCAGGGCAATCTCGTCGAGAGCCGAGGGGACTTTGAGTATCGCCGTCAGCAATCGGTGGCATTCAACGCGCATGGCTCGTTGGCGTCTATCTATGCGGCGGTGTTTGCCTTGCCCGATGTGACCGATGTCTATGCGACCGAGAATGTGCTGGATGTGCCGATCTATGTCGGGACCACGGGCTATCGGCTTGCGCCGCATTCGCTCTATGTGGCGGTGGTTGGCGGTGAGCAGGATCAGATCGCCAATGCGATCTGGCAGAAGAAAGACGTCGGCTGCAATACCAATGGCAGTACCTCGATGACTGTGCTGGATACGACGTACAGTTATCCGGCGCCATCCTACACGATCAGCTATGAGGCCCCGCCGGATACGCCAGTCAAGTTTGCGGTGCAGTTGGCGAACAATGGCACGCTGCCAAGTCGGGAGCTGCTGGAGCCGATGATCCAGAATGCCATCATCACGGCATTTTTGGGTCAGGATGGCGGCTCGCGGGCGCGCATTGGCTCGACGATCTTTGCGTCGCGTTTCTATGCCGGGATTGCTGCGTTAAGTCCGACCTTTGAGATCCTGTCGGTGCTGGTTGGTCTCACTACGGCGACGCAGAACGCGGTGACGATGGGCATCGATCAGCACCCAACCATCAGTGCGTCCGACATCACTGTGATGCTGGTATAAGCCTATGCAGAATTATCAGGCGACGATCCTGTCGCAATACGCCAATTCGCCCCGCATTCTTGCCTTGATTGATGCGATGAATGCCTATCTGGACCCGAGTGCCGATATTGAGGCTTTGCGTACGTGGGTATGGGATCTCGATCAAGCTCAGGGTTTTGGGCTGGATCTCTGGGGCAGGATCCTCGGCCTTAAGCGCACGATCACGGCGCTCAGCACGACCTATACGCTGGATGATGCCAGCTATCGCACCATGCTGTATGTCAAGGCTGCCGCTAATATCTGTGCGACCACTGCGCCCGCCCTCAATCAACTGTTCACGCAGTTGTTTAAGCCTCAGGACGTCAATCCGGCACCAGATCGGGGACGTGCCTATGTGGTCGATCTGGGCAATATGCACATGCTGTATGTGTTTGAGTTTGTGTTGTCCGCGTTCGACTTTGCAATTATGAAATACGCGAATCTGATCCCGCATCCGGCTGGGGTGCGATTCGACATTGTGCAATACAACGGCGAGCCGATCTTTGGCTTTGACCTCGATACTTATCTTATCAGCGGTTTTGAGACCGGTCACTGGAGCGCTTAATGCCTACCAATCAGATTCTCCCCTTTGCGATTGGCTCAGGGGCTAATGTACTTTTGCCTGCGGATTATGCGGCATTGCCTGCGCAGACCAGTGGCTTTAGCACCGGCATTGCGTCGTCGCAGCAGTTGAATACGGTCTGGCGGCAGTCGTCGTTTGTGTCGTCGATGCTGGCACAGTTCATCTGTGATCAGTCAGGGCTGGATGTGCTGGATAACGGTGATGTGGCGGGGCTTAAGAGCCAGTTCACCGAGGTCATCATGTCCTTGATCGGCAATATCAATACCGACTCGATGAATGTGACGAGCAATATCACGCTGTTGCCCAAGCAGGGTGGTAACTTTTTAGCCATCCAAAATGCCGGTGTCACACTCACGTTGCCTGCGCCTCTAGATGCGTTTGGCAAGGTCTTTTATATCAATAACTATTCGGCGGGAGACATTTATCTCTATACGCCGTCAGGTAACTTTAATCCGGCTGTGAATATTTCGAGCACATTCACGCTCCCAGCAGGATGTGCGGGATTTGTGCTGTCTGACAGCGCCAATTGGGTGACCTTCGGATTTGGTTACTTGACTGAGCAGGCACGCGCCCAGCAGGAGGAGGCTTACTTGCAATCTGAAATTGATAGTATTCAATCCCAGATTAACACCATGCTGGCCGCCCAATATAGCGGGACTGTCTATGCGGTCGGGACGAATGGTCAGGTGATTTCCTACACGGCACAGCCCAATAAAAAAATCCGCATTGTGATGGTCGGTGGCGGTGGTGGCGGCGGGTGTACCGAAGTGGCTGGTGGTGCCCCGTCCACTAACGCCACATCTGGTGGTGATTCTGTCATGTATGTCGGTAGCACGTCTCATGCAGTCGCAGGTGGTGGGGTTGCGGGTACAGTCTCTTACTTTAGCGATAACTTCCATACTGAGCCAGCAGGGGCAGGCGGTACAGTGACGATTTTAGACAGTAGCAATATGACCATTATGCTCAACCAATCAGGCGCAAACGCTGCCCAAACTGGCGTTATCGGTTCTGATTATCCTGCCGCAAATGGTTACGGCTACGGTGCAACGGCTGCGAGCGGTCCAAGTGAAGGTACTTCCGGGAGTGGGGGCGGTGGGGCGGCGTTCGATGCATACTGGGAAAACAATACAGGTGGCCCTGTCACTATTCAACTGAACTCTGGGACTTTAGGGGTCTCTGCTGTCTCTACTGATGGCACGAATGGTAATACCAATCAGACCGGCGGCTATGTCGCCATTTTGATATGACGCAGGTCGTGGACCTTCACAGATAAAGCATGACATTGATAGGAAAGCATGACAATGACGGCAACAACGACTTTTTATCGGATTAATGGCGTATTCTGGTATGTGGGATCGGTCACATCCGAGGATATCCAGCGCTGGATCGACTTCATGTCGCGCGCACATCCCAAGGCAGCAGGCGCTTATACCGAGGCTGACTGGTGCATGGCCCATGGTGAAACCCTGACCGAGACCGCACCGCCCGATGCCGGGAAAATCGGCGGCTATCGCTGGATCAATCAGGCATGGAGTACCGTGACGACCATCGATCATGGCTATGCCGACTACTGTCAGACCTTGCAGCAAGTGCAGAAAAAGCGTGCAGATGCCTATCGCAGTGTCTGTGATCCGCTGCGTCTTGAGATCGAGGAAAATGCCGTCCGTGCTGGGCGTATCGCGACAGTCGATGATCTCAAGCCGTGGCTTGCTGCCAAAGATCATGTGCGCAGCCTGTATCCCAAACCCATCGACCCTACGATACCTGCACCTGCACCAGCTTCGACACCAGCAACGTGATCTGTCGTGATGCTGGGTATAGTGATCTGAATTCGTCGTCTGAGATGGCGGTTTTTTTGTGTGATGGATAAGCGCTTGCTTATCGTCTTTGATTTCCAAGCGGTGACATGATGAGTGATATTCCGGCTTCTCAACGCGTGCAGATTAATCCTGACTGCATACCAGTGCTGCATCGGGCACTCCCGACGATTGCCCCGGCACTTCCGTCCATACCTGCGATCGAATACACCGTGATCACGCATGCGCCTTCACATACGAGCGCACAATGGGATGCCACTGTCGGTGGAATTAGTTTGACGCTGACGATTCCACCAGAGGCAGAGCCCACAGATTGGATCTATCTGTCGGTAGAAGGCATCCTGTTTGATCAACCGTATAGCAATGGTGGAAGCTTTGGGCCTATCGGTAATACGACAGTATTACCTTTGGGAGAGATTTCCTATTGGCCGACAGAGATTAATTTAACCTATACATTTTATTTGATCAGAAACGGGGTCAATGGTCCGGTTGTTACCTATAACCTCATCACGCCACCAACGCCACCGCAAGGCGTGCTCAGCACGACGGGTGCTACGAACACAGTCTCAATCAGCAGTGCTCAGGAAGTCTGGACTTGGCTAAATGCGCAGACCGCCAGCAACCTGCCGGATCTATGGGTCAGCATCAATGGTGCCATATCGACACTGACCCCAGCTCAGTATATGGGCAGTGCGGGTATCGCGTGGTTTGCATCCCACGGCATCTCGCTGGCGGCAGGGGCAGGCATTGCGACTTATACGAATACAGGAAGTACAGCCACTGAAATCCAGATCTGGATTAAACAGGCAGACCTGAATCATGCATCTCCTGCATTTACGGTACCGACCACAGATCCAAGCCAGTCCGGCACATCCAATGCCACGTTTCAGGTTATCCATAATCTGGGGCAGAGCTTTTTTGGCTGGGCAGCTTATCTAACAGCAGCGTGAGAATACACTTATGGATAATTTACCCACCTTACAGCTTTATCAGGGCGACACCTTCAGTCGCCAGGTGACGACGCCGTATGTCCCGCTGAGTAACTATCAGATCAGTGCCATGGGGCGAACGCAGGCGGGCTTAAAGCTCTGTGACTTTACGATAACCCCGATCGACCAAACCGCCACTCCCGGCGGTTTTTTATTGGGCATTGCGGATACGTCTGTCTTACCGCTCGGCGAGATGATCGTGGATTTTGCGGTGATCGACATTAGCCAGACGCCGCCGACCCAGCGTCACACCCAGAAATTCAAGCTCATCATCCAAGGGACCATGACCCATGCCTGATGCCATTCAGATCAACACTCAGCCACCAGATCAGGTGGTCATCACTGCTGACGATCCGCCGCAGATCGTGATTCAAGAGCAGGCCGCCGATGTGGTCTTGCTTTCGACCGAGACGGTCGTGCTCGGCCCCAAGGGGGATAAAGGCGATCCGGGCGTCAGTGACTTTGTCGGTACCTTTGTCGCGGGTCAGCCCATCTTACAAGGTCAGCCGGTGTATATCTCACGGCAAAACCGCTTGCTGATGGTCGCGGACTCAAGCACGTATCTGTCGGCCTTTGTGATCGGCTTTGCGGTAGTAGACATCCCTACAGGCTATGCAGGCGATGTGAAAAAAGGTGTTCTGAATTTTCCTGACTGGACGGCGCTGACCGGCGGGGCATATCTGCAACCAGGTTTCCCATACTTCCTGAACGGTTGCGGGACACTGTCTTATGTTCCGCCGACCTCTGGCGGATATATCGCGATTGGTGAGGCACTGACCGAGTACCAATTACTTTTTAAACCTTCATTTCCCATTCAACTCTAAATCAAGGAATCTATCATGGCGATTCGTCAACCTCTGGTCTTAGGCAGCGACGGTACCGTGCAACAACTGCAATCCGGCGATACTATCCAAGCACCAACCAACACCCCATCTATTCGCTCAGTGACAAATTCTGAGTCTTCGGCCTCGCTGTCATTTGGCATGCCTGTTTATTCGAGCGGCGCGGATGCGGTCAAGCGTGCACAGGCCAATGCCAAGAGCACCGCCAAGCTGGCAGGGCTGGTCTATGACCCGACCATTGCAGCGGGTGCATCAGGCAATATTGCCCAGTCGGGCGTGCTGGTCGGCACTACGGCGCAGTGGGATGCGGTGGCAGGCACCACGGGTGGTCTGACCTTTGGCACGCTGTATTTTCTGGATCCCGCGAATATCGGCAAGATCACCTCGGTAGTGCCCTCGACCATCGGTCAGTGCAATGTGCTGGTCGGGACTGCTTTAAGTCCCACCGAGCTGGAAATCCAGATCGCCCAGCCCATCCTGCTGTAAAGGAGATCAGGCATGACCGCAAGAACCCCTCTGGTGGTAGGCGGCGATGGCCTGCCGCAGCAATTACAGTCTGGCGACACGCTGGCAGCGTTTGAGACTTTTGCGCAGAGTCGCTGGGTGCATAATGATATGGATATCATTTCATCCAATGGCTTCTCTGGATTTCAGATCAATAGCGGCGTGTTTGGCTATGTGATGGATATGACCGCCAATGTCTACGGTATCGTGAATATCAGCTCCAGCACGACCGCAAGCTCAGGCTGCTATGTCCTTGCGAATAGCAATGCCACGCCAAACCTGAAAGTGGGCAATATCTATCGATGCATTTTTCAGATTCCTGCCAATAACGCCACCGCGACCATCAATCTGGGATGGATGAGCCCCGCCACCACGCCCAGCGCCACATCTGGCGCTTTTGTGGTTATTTCTGGTGTCACGGCGCAGGCCAAGGTCATCAGCAGTAGCGGCGGCACGACCACGGCATCGTCATCCACCCTCTCAACGGGTGTCTGGATGGTGCTGGATATCGAGTGGACCTCAGCGACCACGTGCCGTTTTTGTATCTTTGATCTGGCATCCAATACCAAGTACTACGATCAAACGATCACCGTATCCAATAGCATCCTCACCACAGGTGGCGCGTATAACCCGCAAGGCTATAGCGGCGTCGTGGCGCTCAGCTCCGGGACGACCGTGCTTGAGTTGATCCGTATTGATTACATCGGGCGAGGGCTCGCCAGACCGGCAGCCATCGTCACGCCGAGCTAGGTTTTTGCAAGCATCGGTTTGATGCACCGCCTGCGTTTACCCATTCTACAGCCTCCCAGTGCGGAGGCTTTTTTTATACAGGAAGCCTCATGCAAATTCCCATCACCTCACACGATCTCTACCTGATCGGTGCTGCGTGCTGGCTGTTTAGCCAGATCATCGCCAAGGCGGGTACCCCGTCATGGCTGCCTGCATGGGCAGTCGTGATCGTCAATCTCATCGCCGCCAACTGGGGCAAATCCGCCAACGTTGAGCCCGCTCAAGTATCCGTCCCAGACCTTGCCGATGTGGACATCTCAAACCCAAACCGCGCGTGCAAGGACCAGCCATGAACGTCTCAGAGCAAATCTCAACCGCCGTCGCCAAAGTCACCCCGCCGGTCGGTGTGGTCATCATGGGGCATTTTGTCACCATGAATGATGCGGTGCAGGTGGTCACGCTCGTCTATGTCCTCGTGCAACTGGCGTACTTGGTCGCCAAGTGGCAACGCGAAGTCAAGGAGCGCCAAAAATGACTCCACTGAATAACAAAAAAGCCGTTGCCGGTGCGCTGGTACTGGCTGGCGCTGCGCTCGTATCCTATGTGAGCCAGCATGAGGGCACGCGTCATGTGCCCTATAAAGATCAGGGCGGTGTCTGGACGGTCTGTCAGGGTCATACCGGTCGTGACGTGGTGCCGGGCAAGCGCTATACCCAGGCCGAGTGTGATGCGTTTCTGGCGACTGATCTGGCGGTGGCGGGCAGGGGAGTGCTGTCCTGTGTGCATGTGCCGCTCAATCAGCACCAGTATGATGCTTATACTGACTTTGCCTTCAATATCGGCGTAGGTGCGTTCTGCCGCTCCTCGATCGCGCTCCAGCTCAATCAGCGTCACTATAGCGACGCCTGCAATCGCCTGATGCTGTATGACCATATCGGTAATACCGTCAATGTCGGTCTGCGCAATCGCCGTGAAGATGAGCGCAAGCTGTGTCTGATGCCGCAGGCTGCGAGTTGATCGAGCCGTGCTATAAAATGCAGTAATGCACTTTGATTTTGGATGGGTTTGGTGTAAGATTCGCGTCCTCAATGGATATGCCGTCCTTGATGCGTATCGGGTTGTTAGCTCAGTTGGTAGAGCAGCGGACTCTTAATCCGTAGGTCGATGGTTCGAGCCCATCACAACCCACCATATAAAATAAAGGCTTACACGATGTGTGAGCCTTTTTCTTTTTTGGGCGGTGCCGAAAACGTGTCACCTAGCAATGTGCCGACCACTTCTGCATGCTGCGACAGTTGAGCTGGTGCCAGATGCGCATAGCGTCTGACCATCTCTACAGATTTCCAACCGCCCATTTCCTGCAAGTTATAAAGCGGCGTACCATTCTGCACCAACCAGCTTGCCCAAGTGTGTCTAAGGTCATGCCAACGGAAATTGGTAATCCCTGCACGCTTTAAGGCATTCCGCCACGCTTTCGTATTGATTTGCCTGATCGGTTTCCCAGCATAGGTAAATACATACTCGGCGTGCTTGCTCACTTGGCGCTTCAGTAAATCCACAGCTAACTGGCTTAAAGAGACGTGGATATCTTCTGCCCCTTTGGCCTGATCACCATGTATCCATGCCGTTTTACGTGCTAGATCGACTTGTTGCCAAGTCAGTTTCAGCACATTGGCTTGGCGTAAGCCTGTGGCAAGGGCAAAAAGGGTGATGTCTTTTTGATGGTTTGGCAGTTGATCAAGCAGAGTTCTAGCTTGATCAGGAGTGATCCATCGGACGCGCCGTTTTTGCTCTTTGTACATTCTCACTTTCGGTGCTTTATCGATCCATTCCCATTCATCACAGGCTTTGCGTAGGATAGATCGAATCAGGGCCAGATACCGATTTGCCGTCGAACCGCTGGATTCCCGCTTTTTGAACTCACCAATTGCAGTGATTTCATCTCGCGTGATTTCAGTCAGAATCCTTCCGCGTAAGAACTGCTGTAACCAAGACAGTTTGCGGATATCCTCTTGGTGTGTGCGCTTATGCTCCGTCTCCTGCAGCCAGCGATAGCCTGCCTGATCCCATGTATAGCGAGGTTTCTCACCTAGCTTATGCACCCGCCAACATTCTGCTTTCAGCTTGTCGTGGAACTCTTGCGCTTCGATTTTGTTGTTTGTTCCAGTAGTGCGTCTAATTCGCTCACCATTTGGCGAGGTAAAATCGACCCACCACGTATTTCCGCGTTTTGTAAGTGACATTGTTTTAACTCCTTTGGGTGTGTCACTTGCAACGCTTGCCGAGGACTAGCATAGTGCGACCGTACATATTCGGCAAGATCCACTTCGAGGAAGACCCAAGACTTTCCAGGCTTGGCACCAGGGATGAGTCCTAACTTTGCGCGACGGCGTAATTCTTCAGGGTGCATTCTGAGAAAGGCTGCGGCTTGTGTCAGGTTTAAGCTCTGCATTGCATCCCACCTCTTGGGTAGCAGTGAAACGTAAACCTGATTCTGGAGAAACGATACATATTTGACCGGACAAATAGCAGAGGATTTGGCGAGAGCAATTAGTATTATCCAGATGGATAAATGTGAAAAGTCCGTCTATTCTTTGGTCTTGGAAGTGTGCCTGCTTGGTAATATTGGACTGTTATCTGAGTGCAGATCATCAATCTACCAATTCACATACGTCAGTCTGGAGAGGCAGTATGCCAGAATCATTGATACTCAATGACTTCAAGTGGGCATTTCGCATTGTATTTGACGACTGGCGGAAACACAGGCCAAAGCGGGTTCGAGATACACTGCCATCAGGCTTTACCTCGCCTAGGCTCCGCTATATACGTAAAGTGGCGTGTATGCGTGCGGCGCTTCAGGAAAGTAGGATAATCGAGTGCACTCAGTGGACGCAGTCCGATCTTTCTGGCAACAAGATCGAGGAGGGGCAGGTTCCTTTTCCTGCAACTGCAGAATATGCCTGTAACACATGCAAGCACCCCTGTGTCACACACGCAGATCTAACTCGTGAGCTTGGTTTAACAGTTGAAAAAGAGAGCTTTTGTGAACGGACTTGGCGTCGGTATCTGAATGCAAAGCAACCCATGCCCGTTGATCTGTTCCGGCGAGTAATCGCCAATGCCTTTGCACTTGACTGGCTCAGTGCTCATCAGGCATTGGCAATCTGGAAAGAAATTGATGAGTTGATGGTCGTTAGAAAAAGCATGGTTGCATTCAGTCAACGCGCTGGTGAAAGAAAAGATTTCGGGCTTTCCAAAAATATCGACGCATCAAAACGCGATATTGATAACGAATTATTTAAGCAAATCAGGTTACTTGACCATGAGTGTATTCATGTACTTCATCAGCGTTCTATGGATCAGAGGCTGACGGTCGAAAATCGGTCGCGATTCAAGAATATGATTTTTAGAATGCGTTGAATAGAGGGACTCTCGAGACCAGACGACTGTATAAGAATGATTAACCCTCATCCTCTAGGATCGTGATTTTGATCCTGGCATTTAGTGCAGAAAGCCAATCTTGTAGCTCAATCACATCCAGACGTCTCTCCAGATTCTCGACCCGCCAGACATAGTTCTGCGGCTTATCCAATTTTTCGGCAAGCCCGGTCTGAGTCACATCCTGTAACTTCCTGAGTTGTATCAAGTCTGAGATGAGAACCCGATATCGAGGGTCATGGATTGTGCTCATAGCCCAATATGAGGCACTTCCCATCAATACATCAAAATGATATAAATACACCAATTTGATATAATTTAAATGTTGGCTTCTCGGGCTACTGGATCTACAAGCTCAGTCCTCGAAGTAACGTGGGAAAATGGAGAGGCGTCGATGCAAACCGCTTTTGAAAAACTGACGACTAAAGTCATTTTGATGATTTGGCTTTTTGGGTCTATTGGCTTGAGCGTATTCGTACCGCAACACCCATTCTTTTTAATCTTTATTCTTAGCTATCCGTTGCATCTGATCTATCGCTGGAAAGTGCTGACACCAAGATACGCAGATATGCTCAGGACAAGAGCTGGGGCTATCGCCGTGGCTCATGGGTCGTACCACCCAGATTTCGTCATGATTGATGGCTCGAAAGGTCGCTACTACCTAGGATTTGATATGACCCAGAATGTTCTGGTGATCATTCATGATTTGCTCAAGATCGAGAAGGTATACAGGGTATCCGATGTGACGAACTGGAGTATGACCAATCAGCTATTGACCATCTACTTGAGCCGTCTGGAGTGCCCTGTCGTCTGTATTTATTATGATACCAATAGGTTCCACTATCTTTCCGGCAGAATGCATCAGGTGACGAACTGGGTAAAGTCGCATGATTATGCGCCAATAATCTAATGTGCATCATCAACGCCTCGGAGTCAAATCATGAAAAAACCATTGTCTCGCGCGTATCACGATACTGTTGCGATGTTTGCTGTGGATAATATTCGTTTTTCTGAGCAAGGTTTGGAGCTACTGGCAGCGGTGGATCGCGGTGAGATAAGCCGTGAGAGAGCGATTGAAATGATCGAAGCCCGAGCAAGGGCTTATGCACAAGCATCTGCAAATATGCGATCAGAAAAAGAATAATTCGACCATCCTGGCATTCGGGATGAACATGAACCACGGTGATCCTGCTTTTTTTAGGAGAGCGTATTGCGTTCCTTGTTGGTGATCGCTTTTACAAAAAAACAGAACAGATCATCAACTCGTTGTCTTTTCTCGGCAAACAGAATTATATAGAGAAGCTACATTTTTTATCGTTTCTTCTGATATGAGAGCAACCAATCATTGTTCAGCAGATTCTCGAGCTTTTCTGCAATTCGTGTACAAAACTCAATAGGATTTTCCGCTTTGATGTCATTACCTTACAAACAACTTCACCTGTTTTGTCGTCGCTCGTACACCGCCATGATCAAATCGACACGCTAAGTGCTGAACTGTAACTTCAACTTTATATTCAGTAATCACACTAAAAGCGACCACTCAGCAAAATCTTAATGTGAATTTCTTTTTCAGAGAATGAATGTGTAATGCATCTGATTGTTGTGTTCAGATCTGCAGAATCGACAGGACAAGGTAGTGTTTGGATTCCCGCCGTGAACAGGCTGGCATCCAAACGGGATTGCGCGTAACTCAGTTTCTTGCTTTTATCCAGCATCGCTGTCTTAGGATCAGCATTTCACATTCATATCGACGATGTGTGTGCAGATGCGCAGAATTGGCAGGACAAGGTAGTGTTTGCATCGCCGCCAGGAATGGGTTGGCATTCAAACGAGATGTATCCAGTCGTTTCTCTCCCTACACATCCTTTCAACCTTGTTCAGGGCAAGCCCCGAAACCCCATAAGTTATAAGCAGAAAAAACATGAACCATTGTCAGAGCTGACGTGGGTATTGTGACGACATGCTTATGAGTACCAATTGCATTCATGGAAAACATTTGCTGTGTGAAGCGAAGCTATTCAGAGTCAAGAAGGGTTGAAGTACTCAATTATTTACGGTGCTAGCATTAGCAATGCTATTTGATGAATCTCTACAATACATTATTGATCTATCAGCTTAAGTATGCGGTAAGCAAGTATGGTATCTTTCATCACACCTGCCTTTCTGCAGGTTAGTTGAATGCAATTACGTAGCTGAATTTATTAGGGAAGCTGTCATGAACCCCATAGAACAACAATTTTTCAATGACCTCGAAAAGAAACTCTGGAGTGCCGCAGATAAGCTGCGCGCCAATCTTGACGCTGCCGTATACAAACACGTGGTACTGGGTCTGATCTTCCTCAAGTATGTTTCTGATGCTTTTGAGGAGCGTCAAAAAGAACTGCGAGAGCAGTTTCAAAACCCTGCCGATGACTACTATATGGCACTAGAAGACTACGCTGATGATTATCAAGGCCATCTTGCTGCCGAATTAGAAGTACGCGACTACTTTATCGAAAAGAATGTGTTCTGGGTGCCGCTGGAGGCGCGTTGGCAAACTTTGCGCGACTGCGCGCAGCTTCCGCCGAAATCTCCGCTGCCTTGGAATAAACCCGGCAAAGACGAACCGGAAGAAATGCGCAGCGTTGGCTGGCTGATCGATAACGCTATGGAGGCTATTGAGCGAGAGAATACCAAGCTCAAAAATGTACTAAATAAGGACTTTGCGCGCACTCAGATCGAAAGTTACAAGCTTGCTGACCTGATCGCGCATTTCTCTGACGCCAATTTCAGCCAGCCTAGCTATAACGGGCATCCCTTAAGCCTGAAGAGTAAGGATATTCTAGGTCATGTCTACGAGTATTTCCTTGGTCAGTTTGCTTTGGCTGAGGGCAAGAAGGGCGGTCAGTATTACACCCCCAAAAGTATTGTGACGCTGATCGTGGAGATGCTGCAGCCTTTCAAAGGTCGTGTTTATGATCCTGCGATGGGCTCGGGAGGCTTTTTTGTGCAGAGCGAGGAGTTTATCGAGCAGCATGGCGGTGCAGTGGCCGCTGGTAAAAAAGGCCAGATCAGCATATACGGGCAAGAAAGCAACCCTACCACATGGCGCTTGGCTGCAATGAATATGGCGATTCGGGGTATCGACTTCAATTTTGGTGGTCAGCCAGCCGACACGATGCTTAACGATTTACATCCAGATTTGCGTGCCGATTACGTGATGGCTAATCCCCCCTTTAATATGAAAGAGTGGTGGAGTGCTAAGCTCGAGAATGATTGGCGTTGGCTGGTTGGTACCCCTCCGCAAAGTAATGCCAACTTTGCATGGTTACAACACATGTTTTCCCATCTGGCTCCAACTGGCAGTATGGCGTTGTTGTTAGCCAATGGGTCTATGAGCAGCAATACTAATAATGAAGGCGAAATTCGCAAGCAGCTCATCGAGCGAGACTTTGTAGAATGCATGGTGGCGCTGCCGGGGCAGTTGTTCACAAATACGCAAATCCCGGCCTGTATCTGGTTCCTGACCAAAGACAAAGCCAACGGCTTTAACTTTGACAAGAAGAAACGCGACAGACGCGGTCAGTTTCTGTTTATCGATGCGCGCCAACTGGGCTATATGAAAGACCGTGTGCTGCGTGACTTCAGACTGGAGGATATCCAGAAGGTCGCTGATACTTTTCATGCATGGCAGCATGGTGTGGGTTATGAGGATTTGCCGGGCTTTTGTTATTCAGCATCACTGGATGATATCCGCAAGCATGAGCATGTGCTTACACCGGGGCGTTATGTGGGTGCGAAAGAGCAGGCGGAGGATGGAGAGCCCTTTGCAGATAAGATTGCACGACTAACAGCACAACTGGCAGAGCAATTCACGGAGAGCGCAAGATTGGAGAGCGAAATCAAGATGAATCTTGCAGGGTTGGGTTATGCAATTTAGGCCATTTAAGGAGCTTTTTGAAATTCCTCTTCGGAATGGTTTGACGAAGCCTAAAGCGGTACGTGGTGTAGGCACTAAAATGGTCAATATGGGAGAACTATTTGCAAATCCGCGTATCATCAACATTTCGATGGATCGTGTTCCCCTTAGCGTAGCTGAACGCAACTCATCCTTGCTGGTAACAGGAGACCTTTTGTTTGCGAGACAGTCATTGGTTTTGGCTGGAGCAGGAAAATGTTCCATTTTCGTTGATGATGAGGAGGACGTCTGCTTTGAGTCACATATAATTCGTTGCCGACTCAACAACGATCTAGCCAATCCCCATTATTACTTCTATTTTTTCGGCAGTTCTGTTGGTCGTAAGTTGCTTGAATCCATTGTTGAACAAGGTGCCGGAGCGTCAGGCATTCGAGGGTCAGACCTAGCTGAGCTTCAGGTGCCATGGATTGACCCGCAGGTTCAAAGGGCAGTCGTAAAAATCCTTCAAAGTCTAGACGACAAAATCGACCTCAATCGCCGCATCAACCAAACTCTCGAAGCCATGGTACAAACCATCTTCAAATCTTGGTTTGTCAATTTCGATCCGGTCAAGGCTAAGATTGCAGCCATTCAGGGCGGTCGCGACCCGCTAAGCGCAGCCATGAGCGCCATCAGTGGTAAGTCCGATGCTGAACTAAATGACCAGTTGGGTAAGCAATACGACGAACTCGCGGCTATAGCTGAGTTGTTTCCATCAGCAATGGATGGCGAAATCCCTCAAGGCTGGAACTATAAGACACTAGCAGAACTCACTTACAAAATTGGCAGTGGAGCAACACCGCGCGGTGGTAAAGAAGTTTACTGTGAAGCGGGTGTCGCACTTATTCGTAGCCAGAACGTCTACGACAGCTTATTTGTCTGGGAGGGCTTAGCTCGTATCTCTGACGAAGCGGCAGCACAATTAAAAGGTGTCACGGTTCAGGAAGAGGACGTTTTATTGAACATTACTGGAGCATCGATTCTGCGTACTTGCGTTGTAGAGCCAGATGTCTTGCCTGCCCGCGTGAATCAACATGTCTCCATAATTCGTACTAAATTGGACATCCCACCGCGCTTTGTTCACATGTATTTGCTTCAACCAGAGGTTAAGAGCTATTTGATAGGTTTGAATGCCGGTGCATCACGTGAGGCGATTACCAAAGGGCATATTGAGTCGCTTACACTGTTAACACCTAATACTGAGTTACTTGTGGCCTTTCGCGCAATGACCGACTCTCTTTTTCAGCAAATACAGGTCCAAACCCGACAAATGAGGGTACTTGGTGAATTACGCGATACTCTTATTCCGAAACTTCTATCTGGTGAATTAAACATTAACATGACCACAGAATCAGAAGAAGGTGTGTAATGGATATCAAGAAGCTTCGCGAAAACAAGCTGATCGTGGACAAGGTCGAGGAGGCCTTGCAGGCGGCATACTCCTCCAACGAAGAGTTCAATGCTGTTCTAGATGACGTTGTGCCGCTGTCCTTTAAAGGCCTCAGAGACCAAGAGCATGAATATCTTATCAAGGTGAGTGAAGCCCTTTACTGGGTAGAGCGAGACGCCTATCTTGATGAGTTGGACTATTGGGAAGGACGGCAGCAAATTGATCAGCACGAAGCCGCAACCGCTTTCATAAAGCAATCCGACCAGCAAGCGGTGTTTCTGGATTTGGTGGATGCGATTCGTCTTGGACGCATTGCCCCGTTTGTCGGAGCAGGTCTTTCTAAGTCATGTGGCTACCCAATGTGGGGTGAGGCTTTGCGCAAAATCGCGCAGAAACTCAATGGATTGGGTGTGCAGGACATTGAGCCCCTGATGGCGCAATATGAATATCTGCAAGTAGCACAAGTGCTACACGATGCGGCATCGGATCAGGTAAGGAATTTTATCAAGACTGAATTCCGCCAACGGGCTGGCGCAATCACTGGTCCTGTCCTGTTATTGCCTGAACTGGCACAAGGATGCATTGTTACTACAAATTTTGACTCGGTGATTGAAGATCTTTTTCAGCAACGTGAACATGCTTTAGATGGGTATATGTATGGAACGCAGCCCGGCAACGCATTTGTGCAACGGCTATTACGCGGGGAGCGATGCATACTGAAGCTGCATGGTGATGCTCGGCAAGAAAACACTTATGTCTTTACTCAGGCGCAATATCAAGCAGCCTACGGTGAGTCACTTTCTTTTCAAAACCAGTTGCCACGCGCTCTACGGCAAATTTTCATCAGCCATTCACTGCTATTTCTAGGATGCAGCCTTGAGCAGGACAAGACGCTCGATTTGTTCAAATTGGTAGTTGGCGAGGCTGCGTTTGAAATCCCGGATCACTTTGCACTGTTAAATGAGCCAGCTACTGCTCAAGAACGTGCAAGGAAAGAAGCCCGGTTGCTACAACTGAAAATTCGACCACTCTGGTATGCAACACCCACGGATGAAAATGGCAGGCCGGATCATGGCATGCTAGAACAAATCCTCAAACTCGCTATTGCGGTTGCGCGCAGACAGGTAGCGTTTGAATGAAGCCCCTCAAACCTTGGCGTTCGTTCGCAGACCAACTGCAACAATTGCAAACTAGAGGTTTGCAAGTCGAAAATCCAGTCGCAGCCCTCGATTACCTAGAGCGCTTGGGCTACTATCGTCTGAGTGGCTACTGGTATCCGTTTAGAGCTATCGACCTAGCCGCATCAGCTGCTCAGGGCAAAGCAGTACGCCTAGACGCCTTTACGCAAGACAGCCGGTTTGAGGATGTGGTGCGTCTCTATGTGTTCGATAAAAGGCTACGCCTGCTGGCGCTCGATGCATTAGAGCGTATTGAAATGGCGGTGCGTGTGGATGTAGCCCACCTGTTGGGGCAGCGCGACCCTAGTGCTCATGAGAATCCGGCATGTTTTCACGGCAATTTTGCGAAGAAGCTGATCACCACAGGGCCGGATAAGGGAAAAACTGCGCATCAGGTCTGGCTGAATAAATACCAAAACCTGCTGAACCGGGCCCGCAAAGAGCCATTTGTGGTACACCATCTGCAACAGTATGGCGCATTGCCAGTCTGGGCTGCGATTGAGGTCTGGGATTTCGGCCTGTTGTCTAAACTTTTTGCGGGCATGCAATATGCAGATCAGCAAGCAATTGCCGCCAAATATGGTGCGCCGAACGGCCAAGCTTTCGGCCAATGGCTGAGAAGTTTGAACTTCATCCGCAATGTATCCGCACATCATAGCCGTCTGTGGAATATTAACATTCTAGAGTTGTCGCCATTGCCGCAGGCTTGGCCAGCAGCGCTTAACAACGCTCGGCCATTTTTTTACTTTTGTTTGATGCAGCAGTTGGTGAAGGTTATTTGTCCGAGTTCGCGTTGGGGAACACGTTTCAAAGCCTTGCTGGCAGATGATTTTCCCGACATAACCAATCAACAGATTTCGTTAGCGGATCTAGGGGCCTTCGCTGGCTGGGAACGATGGCTGTTATGGTCATCATGATAGAGCAGAAATGAAAACCGACGCGTACACAGAGTGCAGAGGCGTCGGTCATATTACGCAATATTATAGCTTCAATACCCAATCGAGTCAAGTTAAGGGGGCTATCATGAGGCACAAGGAATTTTGTCATGTTGAATGAGCAACAACTCGAAGAAATATGTTTGGGCTGGTTCCAAGAGACCGGCTGGCGGTATGTTCATGGACCGGACATCGCACCTGATAGTGATAATCCTGAGCGTACTGATTACCGCCAAGTGCTCTTGCGTGATCGGTTGCTCGCTGCGTTGGCGCGCATCAACCCGCAAATCCCCCACGCCGCGCTGGAGCAAGCTATACATGCGCTGCAAACGGTCAGTGAGCCGCAGATGGTCGTGCGCAATCGCAGTTGCCACCGTCTACTGCTCAATGGTGTGCAAGTAGAGTTCTCTGTAGGCGACGAGAAGAAGATCGATCTGGTCCACTTTATCGACTTTTCAGAGCCGAACAATAACGACTTCCTCGTGGTCAATCAGTTCACCATTACTGGCACCAAGCAGCCGCGTCGGCCAGATCTGATCACTTTTGTTAATGGACTGCCCTTGGCTGTGATCGAACTGAAAAACCCTGCCAACGCGCAGACCGATGTGTGGGATGCGTTTAATCAACTGCAAACCTACAAAGAAGAAATCAGCGATCTCTTTAATTACAATGCGGCACTGATAGTGAGTGACGGTTTTACTGCCCGTGTCGGGGCGCTGACTGCAAATGCCGAGCGGATGCTCCCATGGCGCACGATCAACAACGAGGATGACCGGCCCCGTCTGCAAATGGAGTTGGAAACGGTGGTGCGCGGCTTCTTCAGACCTGATCTGTTTCTGGACTACGTGCGCCATTTTATTCTGTTTGAGCAGGATGGCGATGCCATCATCAAGAAAATTGCGGGCTATCACCAGTTCCATGCGGTACGTGAGGCCGTGCGAGCCACCATCATTGCGGCCAGCAGTCCTGATAAAGGTCTGCTCGAAGTACAGTCAGAGCGAGCCACCTATGGTAAGGAGGTACAGTCAGGATCCCGTAAGGCCGGTGTCGTGTGGCATACGCAAGGCTCAGGCAAGAGCATCACCATGGCCTGTTATGCTGGCAAGCTGCTGCAGCAACCAGAAATGAAGAACCCCACGCTCGTGGTCGTGACAGATCGTAATGATCTGGACGGCCAGTTATTTGTCACATTCTGCGCGGCCAGTGACCTGCTTAAAACCACATCAGTACAAGCGGGTAGTCGTGAAGAGCTACGCGAAATTTTGGCCTCGCGTGAGGCGGGTGGCATTATCTTCACCACCGTGCAGAAGTTCGCCTTGCTGGATGATGAAGAAACACACCCTTTACTCTCTGATCGCACCAACATTGTGGTGATCTCCGACGAAGCGCATCGTAGTCAGTACGGAACCAAGGGACGACTGGATACCAAGACGGGTAAGTATGTGTTTGGCTATGCCAAACACCTGCGTGATTCGCTTAAGAATGCGACATTTATTGGTTTTACTGGTACGCCGATTGCGTTGGAGGACAAAGACACTCGCGCCGTGTTCGGTGACTATGTAAGTATCTATGATATTCAGGATGCGGTGGATGATGGCGCTACGGTACCTATCTACTACGAGAGTCGTCTGGCGAAGTTGGATGTGAATCAGGCTGAAATCGATGCGCTCAACGAGCAAGTTGATGAGGTCGTCGAGGATGAAGAAGACATCGCTATACGCGAAAAAACCAAGAGCGAATGGGCTGCGCTAGAGAAGCTGGTCGGCGCAGAACCACGCTTGCAGCAAGTAGCGCATGATTTGACTCAGCATTTTGAGGCCCGTATCGCCGTCGTAGATGGCAAGGCCATGATCGTATGTATGAGTCGGGATATCTGTGCGCATTTGTACAATGCTATCGTGGCATTAAGACCAGAATGGCATAGCGATGATCCTGAACAGGGTGCGATCAAGATCGTGATGACAGGCTCTGCTGCCGACAAGCCATTGCTACAGCCACACTTGTACAGCAAGCAGGTGAAGAAGCGCTTGGAGAGTCGTTTCAAAGACGTTAAAGATCCCTTAAAGCTGGTGATCGTACGCGATATGTGGCTGACCGGTTTTGATGCGCCCTGCTGTCACACCATGTATATCGATAAGCCAATGAAAGGCCACAATCTGATGCAGGCGATTGCGCGCGTCAACCGTGTGTTCAAGAATAAGCCGGGTGGCTTGGTAGTCGATTACATTGGCATTGCTAATGAACTGAAAGTTGCGCTCAAAACATACACCGACGCAAAGGGTAAAGGTGATCCTGCGCACAACGCAGCTGAGGCATTGGCTGTGCTGTTTGAGAAGATGGACATCGTTCGCGGGATGATGAGTGGTTTTGACTACAGCGCATTTGAGACACAGGCCATCCAATTGCTTGTGCCAGCGGCTAACCACGTACTGGGTCTAAAAGACGGCAAGACACGCTTCCTCGATACGATGGTTGCTGTCACCAAAGCCTTTTCGCTTTGCGGTACCTTGGATGACGCGACTGCACTGCGTAAGGAAATCGCGTTCTTCTCTGCCATCAAGGCGGCCATCACGAAATTTACAACAGTCGATAAGAAGCGCAGTGATGCTGAGAAGAACAGCGCACTCAAGCAGATTCTTGACAATGCGATTATTGCAGATGGTATTGCTGATGTATTTGCTCTGGCTGGCTTAGATAAGCCTAACATTGGCTTGTTGTCGGACGAGTTTCTGGAAGATGTGCGACAAATGGATAGCCGTAATCTGGCTGTTGAGCTGCTGGAAAAATTACTGCGTGATGAGATCAAGGCACGTGCCCGTCACAATGTTGTGCAAGAGAAGAAGTATGGTGATCGCCTAATGGAGGCATTACGCCAGTATCACAATCGTGCAATCGAAACTGCTCAAGTGATCGAAGAGCTCATTCAGATGGCCAAGGAGTTTCAGGATACGTTAGCGCGAGAGGCGGAACTGGGCTTAAATGACGATGAGATCGCTTTTTATGATGCCTTGGCTAACAATGAAAGTGCTGTGCGAGAGTTGGGTGATGAGGTGTTGAAAAAAATAGCTATCGAAATTACCGAAAAACTGCGCGCCAGCACCACAGTGGATTGGCAGGTGCGAGAGAGTGTACGTGCTAAATTACGCATTTTGGTGCGTCGATGCTTACAGAGGTGGAAGTATCCACCTGACCAACAAGCTGATGCTGTGGAGCTGGTGCTGAAGCAAGCCGAGTCACTCTCGAACGAATGGTCGCAATAAATGGGTTGACCAATTAAAGAAGCTAAAAACAGGTGATTTTAAGCCAGAGCATACAGGACAGCTGAATTTCTATTTAAGCGCAGTCGATACTCAGATCAAAGCAGAGTTGGATCAGCCGACGATAGGACGGCTCTTGTGCAAGACGCGAAATAAGATCGTGGGGGAGTATGCGTTACGCGATAACAGTAAACCGATCGGTGTGGCGGAGTATCAGTTGGCTCAGGCATTACCTGCGGACTTGGAGGGACAGTTGCCGTATTGAGCGGATTGAGCAGGAGCTGTTGGTGGATTTGGTTGGTGATGAATGGCGTGAGCAGAATTCTGATTTGATCTGTGGAGCCAACTCCGCGGAAGCACTGTTGGCGCGGATTTAAGTTGAGCGTAAGACAAACTCCAAGAGCAAAGTTAAATGACCTTTTTTGAAAAATTGAATGAAGTGTTGGCTCAACAAAGTAAATCAACGTTCAGTACATCTGAAATAAAAAAGTTAATGTTCGATGCCTATCAAACCAAGGATGAGTCAGTGATTCCCTCGGATTATTGCTATAACCGAACAAACCATGGCAGAAAATTTTCTTCCGAAACTAGACTTCTGAAGTACCTTGATCGTAATGAGTATGAGTATCTGGGTAAAAACTATAAATACAGTGGGCCTGTTTATCATAAGGAAAAAAATTCAGCTGAAGAACAAAAAGTTGGTGAATGGTTTGACGGCGTATACAAACCTTACATACAAATAGAAGGACCAGAGGTTGAAAATATGGAAGAGTTAAAAGAAATGGGAAGCGAGCCTAAAAAGGAAGTACGGCCTTCTTTAAACCAAATTCTCTATGGTCCGCCTGGAACTGGAAAAACTTTTCACAGTATCACTGAAGCGATGAGAATATTGGAGCCACAGTTATTCTGGGATGCTCTAACACCGACCCGTGAAGCCTTGAAGCAAAAATTCGATGAATATGTAAAGACAAATAGAGTTCGTCTTGTCACGTTTCATCAAAGCTTTAGTTATGAAGATTTTGTCGAGGGCATTCGCGTTTCTACCGCAAAAGAAGGCGACAAACTCGCTTATGACATAGAACCCGGTATTTTTAAGAAAGTTTGTGAGGAAGCAGGGCGACGCAAAGAAACTGAGGCCCATCTCGGTCTCAATGAAAGACCGCGTCTGTGGAAAATTTCAATTAGTGATGAAAGTTCTCGCCAGTATTGTTTTACACATGGCGAAGCACGAATTGGTTGGGGTGAAATAGGAAACCTCCTCACTACAGATCTAACCTTACCTGAGCTTAAACTGGGATCGAATGATCGGAGTACGCTTGAAATTTTTGCATCCGAGATACGAATTGGCGATGTCTTTCTTTGCCTCAAGTCAACATCCACAATCTGTGGCGTGGGCATCGTGACAGGCGACTATCGCTATCAAGATCAAGTTCCAAATGGCGTAAGAAGTGATTATCAGAATGTTCGCTCAGTCAAATGGGTCTTTAGTCAGCTCAATTTCGACATTCTGAGTCTCAATAAGCAGGTAGGACTTACACTCAAAACCGTATATGAGTTAGGGCGCTTTACATGGACTGAACTTGTAGAAGCCCTGACGCGCCAAGGTGAGGTTCTGAAGGAGTATGCTCATGCCAAAGACGAAAGGAAGCCTCACGTATTAATTATCGACGAGATAAATCGCGGTAATATCTCGCGTATCTTTGGCGAACTCATTACTTTAATTGAGGAAAGTAAACGCGAAGGACAGCCTGAAGCATTAAGCGTCACTTTGCCCTATTCTGGCGATGAATTTTTAGTCCCTGATAATGTCTTTATCATCGGTACGATGAACACCTCAGATCGCTCATTGACAGGGCTGGATATTGCATTACGTCGACGTTTTACGTTTATTGAAATGCAACCAAAGCCGGAAGAGCTGGCGGGCATTGAAGTGTCAAGTGGTGAAGTTAAGGTAAGTATTCAAACCTTACTTGAAGTCATGAATCAGCGCATAGAGATTCTACTGGATCGTGACCATTGTCTTGGGCATGCATACTTTATGCCGCTAAAAGAAGAACAGAAACGCACACTTCCAGAGTTAGCTCATATTTTTGGGCAAAAGATCCTTCCACTGCTTCAAGAGTATTTTTATGATGATTGGGAGCGGATAGATTGGGTTCTGAACTCGAATGGCATGGTACAGCAGCAGTATCAAGAATCTGATATTGATAAGCTATTTCCAGCATCCGCCAAAGGAAAAATACAAAGCCAATCTTGGCAAATAAACCCAGATGCGTTTGATGATATTAGAAATTATCAGGCAATTATTGGAGTCGCTCAATGAGACATGTCACAGTGCGAGAGTATGCACTGTTGACGGCTTGTGACGTCCCAAAAATGCAGCTAGCCACAGAGCTCGATACCGCAGAGATATCTCAGTCTGCATACGAGTATCTATGCGACTTAGCTGATAGCTTTTCAAAAAATGGCTATAACCTTCTTCAAGTTGCAGGACGTAAGCGTCTCAAGTTAGACAATTATGTTGGAGTGATTGAGACGCCCTGTGGCACACGCTTGGAAATACTCCCTAAGCATATAGATAATGTCACTGATGTCGAAGTCCCTCGCGCCGTGTTATATAAGATGCTGGCCACTGCGCTCAATTTGCCGCACAGAGAAGCTGGAGCCGCAGATTTAAAACGCTATAGACAACCTTTACATGAGTGGATCATCACCCAGTTTTTACAGGCATTTGAAGATCTACTCCGTAAAGATCTTCGATTTGATTACCAGCGTATCGAAGACGAGCAAAAGTATTTACGCGGTCAGTTGGATCTGGCGCGACGTATGCGCCAACCGGTAGGCCGTGAGCACATCTTTCCGATTCGGCATGATATTTTTACCCCAGATCGCCCAGAAAATCGCTTGCTCCGCGCGGCTTTAGAGCGCATATGCCGGGTGACTCAAGACCCTCAAAATTGGAGACTAGCGCAAGAGTTACGCTTATTGACTGTGGAAATTCCATCAAGCACACACGTTCCGCAAGATTTCAAGAAGTGGCAGAGCGGAAGACTACTTGAGCATTATCAGCCGATCAAACCATGGTGCGAACTGATTCTTGGACAGTACATGCCCGTCACCGTCAGTGGGGAGTGGCGAGGAATTAGCCTACTTTTTCCGATGGAAAAGCTCTTTGAGAGCTATGTCGCATCTCAATTCAAAAAACAGCTAATTGCTGGCACATCACTGAGCACACAGGTTCAAAGTGAACATCTATGTCGGCATAAGTCGGTCGAAATTTTTAGATTAAAGCCCGATTTGAAAATAACGTATCAAAATCAAAGTCTGATTTTGGATACTAAATGGAAACGGATCAACAAAGCAGCTTCACGCTATGATCTTAAAGATGATGATCTACGACAAATGTTTGCCTATAGTCACTCTTATCTTCAGCATAAGGGGGACGTTGTGCTTATTTACCCCGCTTGGGAGGGGTTTAACGAAGCGTTGTCAGTCTTCCATTTTCAGGGAAAGAATGTTGACTCATGCTTGTGGGTGATCCCATTTGATTTGGAGAACGATACATTTATTTTGTCGAAAGAGTGTTCGGAAAAAGACCAAATTGAGAACCTGAATCACAAGTTTCATTTGAGTGATGTAATAAGGAATAAGCCTGAAGTTCAGAGTCTGCCAGTACGCTAATGTAGATATAGGAATCAAAAGCATCTATTGTCATCAGCAATGACTAGAAGCGCATTGTGCCAACAGGAGCTAATGACCCTATTTTAAGGAAGGTTTGGCTCAGATAGACCGATCACAAACCCACGTTTTTTCCCCCTCTTTCTGTTAGAGATGATGTGTGTCACAGCCATATCACTTGTAGCCTCGGCAAGCTCGTATAGATCCCGTTTAGCCGAGGGTACAGGCTGGCGATTAGATATTTTAGCGCGGTCAACGTATGCGTAAAAACCATCATGAGAGCATAGACGTTTAAACTGTAAATCCATTTTCGCGTCTAGGAAAGTTTTAACGGTGTCTGGGGCTTTGTTGCACAATTCCCGTTGTTAGGTTGCAGCAGTGGCGGATAATTGAAGGATGACAAAGCCATCAACTCAGAAATATCGTACCAGCAACTGGTCATCCTACAACACCGCTCTCAAATCACGTGGATCTCTGACA